GGAAGTTTTGACTTGACTATGAATTTTATGACAAGTGGGAACATAGTAAGCGACGTACCTACATAAAAACGAATAAAAAATAAAAACAATGGCACATTTGCCCAACGTATACGCAACAATATCTACAAATGATATCGACAAGGTAGACTTTACACAAGTACCCGAAAAAAATAACAAATATTTAAGATATTCTTTAGACGGCACAGAGTTTATTATAAAGTGGTTTGACGAACACGAACCTACCTTTATAAGTGACGGAAGTGTAGAGATTTTACAAGCAATGAACCACGATCAAGCTTTGCAACTTATGGCTACCGATAAGTGGTCTAAACCTTTACCTGTTAAATAATGCACACGAAAGTTTTAGCAATATTATATTTTGTAACCGGGTACTTTGCAGCGTTTAGTTTGTTTTGGACTAGTGCTTTTCACTTACGATGTATTTCGTGTTTCCTTATAATTTACTTAACTTTCCAACTAACCGAACAACTAGAGCAATGAAATTACAGTTACTTTTGCTACTAACTAAACTAAACAACTATTCCATGCAATTAATCGCAATTGTTAGCAGCTTCTTTTTGCCTATATCGGGCATACTTATTTTAATCGGTGTTTCTGTAATTCTTGACACTATAACAGGTGTTTGGAAAGCACGAAAACTTAAAACGCCTGTGACATCAAGAAAACTGAGTGCGATCATATCTAAGATACTTCTGTACGAAGTTACTGTAATGCTATTCTACTTGATAGACTACTACATTTTGAACGACATAGTGTTAACATTTTTTAGCGTACAACTTATGACGACTAAAATATTAGCTTTAGTTTTAGTAAGCATTGAGGTAATAAGTATGAACGAAAATGTAAAATCTGTAAAAGGAATCGACATTTGGCAAAGTCTAAAGAATCTATTTGCTAGAGCTAAAGAAGTCACGCAAGACTTTAAAAGCATAAATGAGAAAGATAAATAAAATCATAATCCACTGCACGGCAACCCCTGAAGGACGTGAGCATGATGTCGCTGATATAAGACGGTGGCATTTAAAAAGAGGATTCAACGACATCGGCTATCACTTTCTCGTGCATATTGATGGTAAGGTTGAATATGGCAGACCATTAAAGAAGTCAGGCGCTCATACATCGGGGCAAAATAGAAATTCAATAGGTATTGCATACGTCGGAGGTATGTCAAAGGACATGAGCAAGGCTATGGACACAAGAACCAAAGAGCAAAAGGATGCTTTGGTTAAATTAATAAAGCAATTAATATACACTTACAACAAGGATATGCAAATTTTTGGTCATCGAGATTTCGCTAACAAGGCATGTCCAAGTTTTGATGCAAGAAAAGAATATGCGTTTTTGTAGCCTTATTTGCGTTTTAACGCTATTTAGTTGCTCGGCTAACTATCACTATAGGAAGGCTCTCAAAAAGGGCTTAGAACCGCTTATTTCAAGCGACACGATAAGAATAGCAACAATTGATTCGATTCCTGTAGTGAAACACGACACGATTGTATATGAAAAATACTTCAGTAGTAAGGACACAATAGTACACTATCAGAACGTATTTGTGCCTAAAACGAGGTTGGAAACACGAATTGAATACAAGATACACCGAGATACGATAAGAATGGAAACACGAATAGAAGTACAGAAAGCAAAAGCAAGTAAAAAACCTAATTACATTTGGGTAATTATTGGTTTGTGTGTTGTGCTTGGTATATGGTTGTATTTAGGTTTTAGTTGGCAAGGTCGTTAACAAATATGTATGAGCGAAAACAGACGTTATAGACTTAAACCGGATGAAGCAGAAATACTGTTTAGATATAGAGGTTTAAAGGAAGCTGCAAAAGATGCAGGTGTTGATGTCAATAGCGTAAAACACGGATGGCTCAAAACTAAACAAGCAAGTCTATTTTTTAAGAACCCGCTACATAAAGACGAAGCAGAAAACAAACTAGAAGAACTAAGTAAGAAACTTGTAGAAGATTTAAAAGAATTTGCGCCAAAGTTTCCTAAGTTAATACGCAAAGAAAAAAAGAAAGATTATTTACTTGTTATTGATCCTGCAGACATACACATAGGCAAACTTGCAGACAGTTTTGAAACAGGCGAAGACTATAATAATCAGATTGCCGTTAAACGTGTAAAAGAAGGCGTACAAGGCATTCTAAACAAAGCGCAAGGGTTTCCGATAGATAAAATTTTATTTATCGGTGGTAACGATATTCTGCACATAGACACACCGCACAAAACTACTGCCGGAACGCCACAAGATACAGACGGACAATGGTATTCAAACTTCTTAATAGCTAAACAACTTTATGTTGATATTTTACTTCAGTTGATCGCAGTAGCTGACGTACACTTTACTTTTAACCCAAGTAATCACGACTATCAAACAGGTTTTTTTCTTGCCGATGTCATAAAAACGTACTTCAGAAACTGCAAAAACATAAGCTTTGACTGTTCAATAGCACATCGTAAAGGTTATAAATACGGACAAAATCTTATAGGCACTACACACGGAGACGGTGCAAAGCACCAAGACTTACCTTTACTTATGGCACAAGAATTTCCTGTACAGTGGTCTAAAACTAAATACAGGTACGTCTATACGCACCACGTTCACCATAAAACAAGCAAAGACTTTATAGGTGTCACAGTAGAATCTTTGCGCTCACCATCGTCTAGCGACAGTTGGCATCACAAGAAAGGTCTACAACACGCACCCAAAGCAGTAGAAGGTTTTATTCATCACCGTGAAAACGGACAAGTAGCAAGACTTACACATCTTTTTTAAAACTTTTTTGTTAAAAACGTAACTTTTTTTGTTAACAATTCGTAAGAATAGTTATATTTGTATACACACTTAATTTAACACTTATGAATAGAACAGAAAAACTTGAATTGCTTTTAGAAATAGAAGAAGCAATACAACACTTTGAAAAAAGAATAGACGATGCCGAATGGTCTAACGGCTTTGGATTAGGTTTAGAAATGCCTAATATCAAAAAGAAAAACGAACATAATATCGTTATCTACGGTATGTGCATCGGCAGATTAAACGAACGATTTACTAAACAACTTAACACACTTAAATAATGAAAGACGGAATAAAAGATACGATTTACGGCATAGTATATTTATGCACATTAGCAACCGTGTATTACTACACTATTTTAATTTTTGGATAATGAAAGGAGAAATAGAAATATTTAAGAACGAAGACGATATAGTAGAGTTTGGAATACACGATACTGAGTTTCGTGTTTGCATAGAAACTGAGACGTATTGGCAAGAAGAAGCGGTAAGCTTTAACGGCTTTACTGACGAAATACAATACGAAGAACACGAACAAACAGTAACTTTTGTTAGAATGGACACGCTAGAATGTCACGGCACTATGTACTATTCTAAGCAAGATATATGTTCAGAACTAGAACGAATGTTAAACGAAGAAAATTAAAGATGGCTAAACAGGAATACGAAGTAAAGTACATCTTGAATATTTTCAAGTACAAACTAATCATATTTAAAAAACTATAAAAAGATGAACGATCCTTTTAAACTAGAATTTTGGGACAACTTCAACAACAGTCTCTATTTTGATTACTTACTAAAACGTGAAGAAATGTTAAACACTTACAAAATAACCTATAAACAATATGCAGGAAGCGATACAAGCGCACCTGTAAGCTACGCAATAAAATACTTAAAGGCATACAACAAACACGATGCACTAAACTCTTTTAAGCTTTGGAAAGGACTTATAATAAAAGTAGAACTATGCGACTAATAGAAATAATTTTTTGTGCACTAATAACTTGGATATATGCTAGACTTGATTAAACAACTAATAAAGAAAGACGGACTTGACACAGAAGCAAGACACGCACCACTAATACACCGTAGAATGTACCTGTACAACGTTATGCGTAGACACGGTATGATTTACGAAAACATAGGCGAATACTTTAACCGTGATCACGCAACAGTAATGCACGGAATAAAACGTTACAAGTATTTGATGGAAGTAAAAGACGAAGTTTTACTAACAGACATAGAATACTACCAAACGTTGTTTCTACATAAAGACGGAACTAAGAAAGAATACAACCTAGAAGAAGACGTACGAAAAGCAACTACTTTAGGTGGTTTAAACATAATTAAAAGACGTTTGGAAAATAATTTGTATTAATTGTTATATTTGCAATGTTGGTAGGACAATCAAATTTTTTTTAAGTGTGACGTTAGTAGCAGCTTCCTACCCTGTGAAAGCGTTACACTTTTTTTTTACAACCTTATGGCAGACAACAAGAAAAGCTTTTTACTTTATTGCGACTTAATACACACGGTTCAGAAGCTAAGTGACGAACAGGCAGGTAAGTTGTTTAAGCATGTTTTAGAATACGTTAACGACTTGAACCCGGAAACAGAAGACTTACTAACAGAAGTATGTTTTGAACCAATTAAACAAAACTTAAAGCGTGACCTACGCAAATACGAAGAAATACGAAAGAAAAAAAGCGAAGCAGGTAAAAAAGGAATGGCTAAACGATGGAATAAAGATAACAACGATAACACTTGTTATAAACCGATAACAAAAATAACCGATAGTGTTAGTGTAAGTGTTAGTGTAAAAGATATATACAGGAGCTTCGCTCATCTGTCTATGTCTGTAGAACAGTTTAACAAGTTACAGGTAGACTACACAAAAGAGCAAATAGATTCGTGTTTAGATAGCATAGAGAACTTTAAAAACAACAAGAAATACAAATCATTATATTTAACGGCTAAGAATTGGTTAAAGAAAGAACCAAAACACGAAGAAGACAAACTTACACAAAAAGCAAAAAGGTTAGGATATGCTTAGAAAAGGCGAACAACTACAATACTTACTTGACTATAGAGACGGTAAAATAAAGCAAGGTTTAGAAATAGGATGCGAACTTGACAAGCACATAGTATTTAAACCTAAACAGCTAAATATAATTTTAGGACACGACAACGTAGGTAAGTCTTATTTCGTCTTTTGGTACTTTTTGACACTTGCACTTAAACACGAACTTAAATTCTGTCTATGGGCAGGTGAGAATAGTTACGGTCAGATTCTTAGAGATATGATACAAATGTTTACAGGTAAACCGTACAAGACTTTAAGCCATAAACAAATTACAAGCGCAGCCACTTACCTAGAGCAATACTTTGACTTTATAGACAACTCAAAGCTTTACAAACCTGCAGAACTTTTAGAACTATTCAGACAGTCAGATGCAGATGCTTGTTTGATTGATCCATACACAGGACTAGATAGAAAGATGGGATACGAAGGCAACTATGAATTTTTAAATATGGCACGTCAGTTTGTAAACGAAACAGGTAAGACTATCTACATAAACACGCACCCAACTTCTGAAAGTGGTAGAGGTGGTAACATATTTCCTGTAGGTCATAATTGGGCAGGACATCTTAAACCGCCTATGGCAGCACACATAGAAGGTGGTAAAAGCTTCTTAAATAGATGCGATGACTTCTTAGTAATACACCGTCTAGTAAAACACGAATCAATGAAATATGTAACTTTAATTTCTGTAGACAAAATAAAAGACACAGACACAGGAGGACAACAAACGTTGTTAGAAGACTATATATTTTGTGAATTTAATCGTGGTTTAGGTTTTGAAATAGGAGGCGTAAACCCACTTAAAAATATACGATGAACACACTAGAAATATTAAAAGCCAAGATAAACCTAAAGACTACAATCATAAAGTTTAAAGCAAGTATTGACGAACTTGTAGAAAAACACGAAAGCAGAACAGACTTAATTACTTCTATGAAAGAAAGCTTACAAGACATAGAACACTTTAATTCCGTTTTTATGAAGTTTGAAGAAGAATACTATTTAGAGTGTAAAGCTAATCTTAGAAACCAAATAATAATAGCAGAACATAAACACGAAATCGACAAGCTTAAAGAAATTATTAAAGACAATAAATTAGAATTATGATAAAGGTGGGAAGCGACTTTAGTGGTGTAGGTGCATTTAATCAAGCATTAATGCGTTTAGGTATTGAATATGATGAAGTTTTTGCTTGTGATATGGACAAGTACGCAAGAGAAACATTTATACATAATTACGGAGAACCTAAATACTATCCGAAAGACGTTTACGACAGAGAAATACCAAAAGAAAGCTTAGACATTTATATGACTTCGCCACCTTGTCAAGCGTTTAGTTTAGCAGGTAAAAGATTAGGCAAAGACGATAAAAGAGGCGTATTGTTTTTTAATAGTCACGAATTTATAAAGAAGAACAAACCAAGATATTTTATTTTTGAAAATGTTAAAGGTTTATTGTCAGACGATAACGGTAATACTTTCAAAGAGTGGGTAAATATGTTAGGAGGCAAAAGCGTAAACGGTCTACCTGTATTGTTTCCTTATGAAGATTCAGTACCTTATCATATTTACTACAAAGTAATGAACGCAAAAAAACACGGAGTACCACAAAATAGAGAAAGAGTTTTTATCATTGGTATTCGTGACGATCAAGACAATCATTTTAGATGGGCAAAAGAAGAACACTTGACCAAAAGACTAAAAGACGTTATTGAAAATCAAGTAGATGAAAAGTATTTTTTAAGTGAAAAAATGACAAATTTTGTTTTAACAACCGACTTTAAGGAATCACAACCAATAAACATTTTAGAAAGATTAGCTGCGCCTTGTGTTAAAGTAGGTGGTGACGTAACTTGTTTCGATACAAATAAATTAAAAATAAAATCTGCAACCAAAAAAGGATATGAAGAAGCTACGGAAGGAGATAGTATAAATTTTAGTGTTCCTAATTCAGAAACACGAAGAGGTAGAGTAGGCAAAGGTGTAGCGCAAACATTAGATACGCAATGTAATCAAGGGATATGGATTGCAGATTATAGAGCTGACGAAGGTTTAAGAATACGAAAAGACAATATTTCTCCGTGTATGACAAGTAGTATGAGAGACGGCAAAGAATGGAATCCTAAAGCAGGAACACGAAACCCGCCGCTTGTAGGTAATAATAACAACATAAGAAGATTAACGCCAAGAGAATGCTTTAGACTAATGGACTTTCCTGATACCTTTACTTGGACTTGCTCAGATACCCAAGCGTACAAACAAGCAGGAAATAGCATAGTAGTACGATGCCTAGAATTAATCATAAAACAATTTAACTTATGAAATGTCCACAGTGCGCTAAGACAATAAAATGGCAAGAGCAACACGAATACGAAGACTTCAACTTAGAAGGAGAAGGCGTAATAAACGTACACCTATGCACTAACATAGATTGTAACGTAGAGGAGGTTTACATATTTCAAAAAGACGATGCCAAGGTGTAAAAACTGCAAAGAAAAATTCGAAGCAAAGCACTTTAATCAAAAATATTGCTTTAAGTCTGAATGCGTTAAAGTATGGGTAGAAACTGCAAAAGTCAAAAATTGGAAAAAAGAAAAAAAAGAACTAAAGGAATCTTTAGAAACTGTTCAAAGTTTAACTAAAAAAGCACAACGTTATTTTAATTCGTTTATTCGTAAGCGTGATCAAAACAAAAACTGCATAAGCTGCGATAGTTTGCTTACAGGTAAGTTTGATGCCGGACACTATTTTAGTAGTGGTACACACAAAGCAGTAACGTTTGATGAAAGGAACGTTCACGGTCAGTGCGTAGCGTGTAACCAACACAAACACGGAAACTTACTTAACTACCAAATAGGTATAGAAAAACGAATAGGAGGTGAAGAACTAATAAACCTACACGAAGAAGCACACAAAACACGCAAGTACACACGACAAGAATTAAAAGACATTATAGAATTGTACAAACAAAAAGTAAAAGATATGAAATAAAACACTATATTTGTATACACAAACACTTAATTTAATACACTATGAAACATTTATTTAAAGCACTTGCAGCTTTTCAGCAAGAAGTAAAGCCAATATTCAAAGGCACAAAAGGTTATGGCTATTCGTATGCAGACTTACCTACGATTTTCGACAAGATTAATCCGTTATTAGAGAAACACGGATTAGGATTCACACAACTAATTAACACACACGAAGAAGATAACTACTTAAACACTATTATCTTTCACGTTGAAAGTGGTGAAACGTTAGAATCAAACACACTTATTCCACAAGCAACACTAAAAGGTATGAATGATTACCAAAGTTTTGGAAGTGGTGTAACCTACTTCAGACGTTACGCACTATCTTCTGCACTTGGTTTAGTAACTGACAAAGACACGGATGCAGCAGGTGAGCAAGTACCTGTAGTTAAGAAAGACAAGCTATCTAAAGAACGTTTTAAAGATGCACTTAAAGCAGTACAAGAAGGTAAGATTACGAAAGACAAACTTACAGACAAGTTTGCACTAACTAACGTACAATCTAAAGCACTTGAATTATGTTGAAGATTCGCTGCTCTTCCATTGGTAAGATAATGACTAACAGTAGAAGTAAAACAGAAACACTAAGCAAGACCTGTAAGACATACTTACAGGAACTTGCAGTAGAAGAATTGTATGGTAAGCGTAAAGAGTTTAACAGTAGATACACGGACAAAGGCAAACAAGTAGAAGACGAT